GACGCAGCCGAAGTCTATGCCAGTGGGTGGTTAAGAAACAACGGTGTTCAAGATACCACCGGGTATCAAGTAAGACCGGCAATGGAGACACCGTGAGAGCAGAAGAATTCGTCACCGAAGCCCAACGTTGGCCCGACATTGAATCGGCCAAACGAGCATTTGTCAGCAATCCCAGATTCCAACATTTGCCCGTGAGTACAAGACAGGCCATGGCGGCCAGTGCTTATCAAAAACAACGTGCGCCCACAAAAGATCTGTCTGCAAAATTAAAACAACCTGCAACACCGCATTGGCAGGATCTTGATGAATCCTACTATCGAGTGCCTGGCAACATATTCCCCGATGGCGATCTGTATCTGACCTCGCATGCTCTTCATACCAGATTTCCTGAAAGAAATATACCAATAGATCGAGTGATCGATCTGTGCCAACAGGCCGGTGAACAATTTCCCAACAAACTTGAAAATTTAGGAGATGCCAGTCTGGTGATCCAGGCACCTGATCAGTTTGGTGTAGCCTTGCTCAAACAGGAAATGTCCGATGGCACTTGTCGATACCTGGTCAAGACAGCACACGATCGGTTGAAATGCAGTCAAGAACAAACAGTGATAAGGGTAAGGTGATGCGAGCAAGCGAATTTGTCACAGAAAACAAAGACACAGCCATGATGGGCAAGATTGAAGCCACGGGCAAAATAGTTCGCATACTGCAAAAAGCTCACTCGGTGAAATTCAGTGATCAAAAAGATTGGTTGCTGATCGACACCGATCCAGCCAAGGGCAGTAGGGGCCAAGGACTCAAATGGATACCGGCCAGCACAAGATTTGAATGGGTACGTCCGTACATGGCCGACATTGAAGAAAACTTTGCCGATGGCAAGAAAAAAGGTCGTAGTCGCCCAGGACGTGTGAAACGTGCCGGTGCCAGTTGCTCAGGATCGGTCACTGATTTACGTGCTCGGGCCCGACGAGCATCGGGCGAGCGTGCCAAGATGTATCATTGGTGTGCCAATATGAAATCGGGCAAGAAAAAATGATATTGGTATACATACACGGCGCATCGGCCACCAGCGAAAGTTTCAATTACATTCGAGATCGTGTTGGTGGTCGCGACATGATGGTCAACTATGACAGCCGCAATGGATTTGAAAACAATCTGCAGGCCATCCGCAATCAGATAGGTCATACACGTGACATATTCTTTGTGGCACATAGCCTGGGTGGCATATATGCTCTACATCTTGCAAATGCCATACCCGAGCAAGTGCTGGGTGCCGTGACCTTGAGCACACCCTATGGTGGTGCAGAAGTGGCAGATTTTGCCAAGTTTTTCCTACCTTTCAGCAGACTCATGCGCGACATAGGACCCACGTCGTGGGCCATGCGACAGGCAGACAAGATCAAGATACAGCATCCGTGGTGCAATGTGGTCACACTTCAGGGACAAAGTCCTTTTATGGCCGAAGCCAACGACGGCGTGGTCACTATCAACAGCATGCGAAAGCATCCGGACATGGAACTGATCGATGTGCAACTGAATCATTACGAAGTGGTTCTCAGTGACCAAGTGGTCGACATAATCAAGCAACGAACAAACATTTTATAGGACATGGTCATGCGAGCTCAAGAATTCGTCCCAGAAGCTGTGAACCAGGCGATCATGCGCACTGACTGGGAGCAACTCAAACATCAGAATGGATACGACCTGATCGCACAGGGTCACAATAGTGGCATCAGTGTGTATGCGTTTGATGCCAATGACCGAAACATCGGATGGGCACACTTTGAAGTCAAAGGTGATCATCTAGAAAGTTATGACAGCTATGTGAGTCCCGAACTGCGCAGACAGGGTATAGCCACGCTCATGTACAACTATGCCCAAGAGCTGGGCAACGACATCCGGGCCAGTACACATCAGACCCGGGCTGGTAAACGTTTCTGGCGCGACCGGCAACAGACCAGCAGCTGAGTGATTTCTGATACTGTGTTCATGACTAAATACAGCATGACACGACATTTTGTTAGATTATTGGCAGATGTACATTGCGATTGGTCTGGATCGAGTCCGATCTATCGAGCCTATGTGAACAACGAATTGTTTGCCGAACGCAAATGGATCTGGCATGACAGCTATCTGGAAGAAATGTTCCAGATTGACGCCGAACCCGGAGACTACCACATACGTTATGAACTGGTGCCCCCACATTTGGCCAGTCTACGAGTACAAAACATACGTGTGGATCATGGTCCAGCACACCTGATTGACAGCAACACCATAAGGATAACAGATGCGATTGCATGAATTTGTAAATCTACACGAAGACGGCGGCACAGTGAGCGGCGCCATAGCACCTGTGGTTCAGCCCTTGGGAGGTACCATTTCCAGATCTGGCGGCAGTTTCTTTAGTGGCACTAAATACTCTAACGACGCCACGCCCAACACACCGGACTGGATGAAACAGTATAAACAAGGAAAGACCAAACGTGCTCGCTGATTTGTTAAAGACCCTGCTAGGAACACAATTTGCTTATTACTTAAAGTCTCATTCGTTCCATTGGAACGTTGAAACTCCCGATTTCTATCAGTACCATAAATTTTTCCAAAAGATCTACGAAGATGCTTATGAAGCAGTGGATCCCATAGCCGAATATATTAGAAGTTTAGATGAATATGCGCCGGGTAGTCTTGAGCGCATGTTAGAATTAAGCGTAGTACCTGGACAGACCAAAGTACCACGTGCCCAACTCATGATCGAAGAATTGTTGGCCGACAGCGAAACCATAGTTGATTTGTTGAATCAATGTTTTACCGCTGCTACCAATGAAAACAAACAAGACATAGCAAACTTTATGGCCGAACGTCTCAGCCAACAAAACAAGTTTGCATGGCAACTTCGTAGCACATTGAAAGAGAACCGGGCATGATATGGCAAACAATGACATATACAGCATAGTACAGCGATTGGCTGTACTGGAAGGCCGTATCACTCCGGTCGCCGCTCGTCATGGACTCAACCCGCAACAAAAAAGCGTGCCACAGATGCCGGCCTTGTTTCGCCCTCGCACACAGAAAATCTTGGGCGGAGATCCTGACGCCAAAAACCCCATGAGCGGATATGCCGTGGGCGGGTGCGAAGAAAGTGCCATGCAGGAAGAAATACTGGGCAAGAAGTCCTTGCGCGACTATCTACAGACCGTGCAGGCGCACAAGGACAACGAGATATTGGCCAAACGACCAAATGCACATGGATTGGAAACCCGAGTAGTGACCATAGAAATGGCCGATGGCAGGACCTGTGAGATACACGGCAACGATCAGGACGGTTATGAAGTACGTCACGCCGGACGCAGCTTGCCTACCAAATTTCCTCACATGGATCATGCCAGAATGGCTGTGGACATGTACAATCATAGATCGGCCACAGCCAGCAAACAGACTGAGCAACACAGTGATGCTGATTACATAGAAGAGAAATAATGATATGAACCTATTTGATTTTTTTGAGGACCGCAATAAAAAACCATCAGCAACCACAGAAGGCAAACGACCATGGGGTCGCGAGGCCTTGGTCAAACGATTGGATCAATTGAAAAAACAGGATCAGGAAAACAATCGAGGACTCAGCGGCTTGGACTTTGAGCGTCACCAACGCGAGCTTGAAGCGATGGCACAACGCCTAGATCCCAACCGATCCAAGCCGGACCTGGATGAATATCAGACCAACGAGCCCAGACGCAGCAACTTCATGAGTGGCGCACCTGCCGCAGTAGATCCTGAACAACGTTGGAAACGACAGGTACGCGGTATAGCACAGGCCTACATGGGTCGCCAACGACAGCTGGCTCAGTTGGCACAGAGCAAGGGACGAGACAGTATCTATCAGGTGGCATGGGATTATCTGCGCCATCCAGGCCAAGGCATCAGATACCCCGAAGGTGGCGGAGTCAATGCCGTGGATGTGGACTGGAATGATGTGGTAGCTGGCATACCAACCAGCCCCACTGTGGGTGGTCTGGATTTGCTGAAAGCTGCGCACAAGGAACTGGTCAGGATGGGCTATGGCAATACACCGGAAACGGCTCAGTTGCTCAAGGATGTGCTGAACATGAGTCCCAAGATGCATCAAGAGATACAACAGGCCTACGATAGAAAAGTCAACGCCAGCAAGGAGTTGGCGGAGGAACTTGCTCCAATTGCAGGAACCTGGATTGCAAAATATTGGGATAAACAACCTGAAAATACCCCAGCCGAACAAATATTCCGTTCCGAAGATGAAGCACGGAAATTCTTAAACAAACTGCCAACTCATTATGTAAAAGCATTGCGACCAGCAAGAGCCGCAGGACATTTAAAAGACCAAGGTGTGGCGGAAGGCTTCTTAAATGAAGCCAACAGTCTAAAAGGCACTATAGACAGCATCGTGGTGCATGGTGAGGCTATCGCACAGATATATGAACAGATGAAGTCGGCCGCTAAGAAATATGTGGATAATCACGGCGAGCTGGAAGGATTCAGCATGGTTGCCGCTGGTATCGGATCACGCTGGTTCCAGTCATTCTATTTCAACAAACTACAGAACGAACTCTATGCCCTGGTCAAACAGGCACCTAAATACTCTCCACTCCTGCTGGATTTCCTCAAGTCGGAAGATTCCAAGTCATTCGGTAGAGTAGCAAAAGGTCTCCCGGGTATCCTGGAACAGATAGGATCAGAACTGGGCAGCCAGGAACTGATGCGTTTCGGAAAACATTGGGCCCAGCGCCGTAGCGATTACCAGGCATATCTCAGCGGTCTCGAAGACGATGATGACTACGATGATGGTCCTCAAGAAAAGAAACCTAAGGATACGACACAGGGTCAACAAAATGCACAGGCGGCGGTGTTGATCAATCAAGGGATTAAAGATCATATACCTGCCAAATATCAAGGCAAAGTTAGGAATATGATCGATCGTTTACCTATGGAAAAAAGGATTATAGCACTTCAACAGGCCATAGAAAAATTCAAGGGTATGAATGAAAGTAAGCAAGGTGTGGTGGAAGGTCATAAAACTATCAAAGGACCACATGGTCGATTGGATGTGGACACAACCACATCAGGTGTGACCCGTGTGCAACAGAAAGATCGCACAGGTGCCAAACGATTCGGATTACCTTTCAAAACAGGTGGTCACGTGGGCCGAGACACCCAGCAGTCCGCTCCGGGTGCCAGTTCTTTGCTGAATACGACAAATGGAGTCCGTAGAGCAACGCCTAGATTGGATCATAGCGATGATCTGCGAGAAGAACAGGACGTCGAGGGTGTGGAACGTGCGATCCTGCACAGGATCATGGTTGGTCATAAAGATTTGTTGTTGAAGTATGGACCGCAAAAGGTCATGCAAGCAGCAGAAGAAGTGGCCTATAATACCGGTGACATCAGTGAGATTGGCACCAGCGATGTGTCCGGCTGGGTACAACAGGTTGAACAGATACTAGGTGCGGTAAGTGAAGCCAAGGCAGTAAAAACCAGACTGGATCCTGCTTGCTGGACTGGTAAAAAAATTGGCAACCCCAAAACCAAGGTCAAGAATGGTGTCAGAGTCAATAACTGCGTACCAAAATGAAACTGAGCGATTTCCAAATCAGCAATCATGACAAGCTAGACTCGATACTGGTTAGGTTATGCGAACTGGTCATGGACGGTCAAAAGAAAAATCCAGATCGTTACGGCATGGTAGCAGCCGCGGTACTAGATCCTGACAACAACTGTGTGGCCGCTTTGAATTATCAAACAGCTGATGGTGATGTGCATGGTGAACGTGCCGCCATAGATGCTTATCACGAACGCTTTGGTGAGATACCCGAAGGCAGTATCATCTTGACTACCTGTAGTCCGTGTACCGAGCCCATGTCAGACCGCTATGGTTCTAGTTGCAAAGATCTAATCAGCTCGACCGCGGTGCACAAGGTCTATGCTGGTTATAGAGATCCCAGCCAACAGACGCATGGCGGTGACAAGACTTATCATTTGGAAATCACTCGTAACAAAAAGATACAACAACTGTGCCAGGCCTTTGCTGACACCTGGTTACGAAACGAACTGACCGAACTTGAATTCTTGGGCAGCCCTTGCACTAAAGACTGTTCGGGTCACAGAGCCGGTTATGCCTGGAGCCAAAGCCGAGGTGGGCGTGTGGCACAGAGTCCATTCAGCCCCAGCTTCAACAAAGGCAGCCAATTGCAGGTGGATGGCAAATGATCGACTATCCTTATCCGGTATACCCTGACCCTGATCCAGCATGTCCTGAGCAGGATCGTCTGAGACTTCCTTATGCACCTGTATAGAATTTGGCCTTAGGACCGAATGGCCGGCAGCTGGCCTGGTTGACCGATTCGCTACCGGTTAACCTAAAAGCGGCACGATCATTGACTGTGTGTGTTGTATCGTGTATAATTACATATTCAACCAGGAGAGCTCAATGACAAGTCGTGTGTTTACCACAGAACAAACTGCCAAACTAAACCAAATCATCAACGAAGGCATGCAGGTCACGCATGAAATCGAAACTTTGACCGAAGGTCTCAATGACACAGTCAAGGCCATAGCCGAAGAGCTGGAAATCAAACCAGCCATTCTCAAACGTGCTATCAAACTGGCACACAAGGCCGAGTTTGGCCGCGCACAGCAGGATCATGAAGTGCTGGAACAGATCTTGACCACGGTGGGCAAAACTCTCTAATCCAGATGGAAGCGTTTAGACACCAGCATCTGGTCTATGTGCCCATCACCAAGCATGCCAGTACCAGTTATCGACATCTGTTCCGAGATCAGTTGGGATGGCAACCCATGCAAACCGACGAAATTGATTGGACTGTAGATCATGTGTTTGGTCACCTGTTGCACCCGTATACTCGGCATTTGCAAGGCATCACAGAATGTGTGCAGAAATACAATCTTGTACATCTGGTCGACGATGAATGTTTTTTAACCCTGTTGGGTACCGCAGTGTTTGATCTGCATTCATACCCGCTGTCGGCAGGATTTGGTGACAGTCTTTACAAAATTGACTGGATCCTGCTGGATCACCATATATACGACAGTGACTATATCACACGGAATTTTTTACAACAGCACGGTATCATGATAGACACCATACCCAGGTTGAACACTGCTAGACCCAATGAAAAGGTATTGTTGGAAAAAATACAGACTGTCAGAGACAGCAAAGATCTTACCAACACGCTGACCTATTTTTACGAACAGGATGTGGTCTTGTATGATCGGGTGAATCGACACAGCAGATACCATGAGCTTGAAAATTTGCCGTGGTCTGAATGCAGTTGGTTGACCAACTATGTACCAATCAAGGTCGAAGTTGATCTGTAACATAGATCCTTACCTGGATCAAATCTGGCAAAAAAGCCAGTGCAGAAAACATGAATGGGCGATTTTGGGTACCCTCGAAAATCTCGTGAACACTCTTCCTGATAAAAGCAACACATATATCTGTTTGGTTGATGCAGTGCCCGAAAATGTTATTGTAAACTATCGTACCATAATCACTGATAATATCTTGAAGACCGATTCGGTACAACTATGGCCAGAATTTTGGGGCACTTTCAGCTACGATCCAGAATATTCGGATCGTGCTCCACAAAAACTATTCAACTGTTTTATGCACCGGACCGGAGTCATGCGACAGACATGGTTCTACGAACTGATCCGACGAGAATTGTTGGATCTAGGATCAGTTTCATTCTTGTTAGATTATAGAGACAATGCTGGTTATACCAAAGGCTGGAGCACTGTAGAAGAAAAACAGGCTCTGTTCCAATGGATATTTGAAAAACTTGATGCAGAATTTCTGGCCGAGCACGAAAGCATACGATCGTTGGTACCTTATCGTAATTTCCACACTGATCTTGACCAGGCCGTCGTAGATTCAAAAATAAGCCTGGTACTAGAGACCTATTACGACAACTCGATGGCCATTGCATTCAGTGAAAAGGTATTTAGGGCTTTACAATTGCCTCGTCCTATGTTACTATATAGTGGTGTTGGTGCCATCAACGAGTTACGGAAAATAGGATTTGATCTTTACGATGACATAGTGGATCATGGCTACGACCTAATTGTGGACTCCAATCAAAGACAATTAGACATTTTATCCAGGCTAGAAAATTTTAAAAGTTTTAATTACACAGACAACACTCTTCGAGATTTTGAACAACGAGCTAACAAAAACAGAAACATCTTGAAAAATTTAAAACAAAATTGGCCTCATAAGCTCGACAAAATTGTTGCCAGCCTCAGAGATCACAACAACGGAGAATAGATTGAGTTACATTGATGCACTCTACGATCGCGAACACGATCGCATACACATAGTCGAGCGTCGCGATGGCGCAAGACACTATCGCGAATATCCGGCCAACTATATCCTGTACTATGACGATGCCAGAGGAAAATTCCAAAGCATTTTTGGCACACCGGTGTCGAGATTCAGCACCAGGAACAACAAAGAGTTCCGCAAAGAAGTAAAGTTGCAGTCGGGCAAACGCCTGTACGAAAGCGACATCAATCCCATATTCCGTTGCCTGGAAGAAAACTACAAGGGACAAGATGCTCCCCGGCTCAACGTGGCCTTTTTTGACATCGAAGTGGACTTTGATCCCGAGCGTGGATTCAGTCCACCAGCAGATCCATTCAATCCAATCACGGCCATCTCGGTCTATCTGGGCTGGTTGGAACAGCTGGTGACTCTGGTCATACCTCCACGTCACATGAGTGAGGACACTGCACAAGAAATAGCCAGTGAATTTGAAAACACCATCATATTCCGAGACGAAGCCGAAATGCTGAAAACCTTTCTGGATCTGATCGAAGATGCTGATGCACTGTCGGGCTGGAACAGTGAAGGGTTTGATATCCCGTACACAGTCAATCGAGTGACTCGTGTGCTCAGTCGAGACGATACCAGAAGGTTCTGTCTATGGGATCAGTATCCCAAGAAACGCACGTTTGAACGCTTTGGTGCCGAAAACGAGACCTATGACTTGATCGGTCGTGTACACATGGACTATATGCAACTGTATCGCAAGTACACCTATGAAGAGCGACACAGCTACAGCCTAGACGCCATTGCCGAACATGAATTGGGTGAAACTAAAACAGTGTTCGAAGGTACCCTGGATCAACTGTACAATCAAAATTTCCGTATCTTTATCGAGTACAACAGACAGGATACCATGATCCTGGCCAAGCTGGATCGCAAACTGAAGTTTTTGGATCTGGCCAACATCCTGGCACACGAAAACACAGTGTTGCTACAGACCACCATGGGTGCGGTGGCCTTGACCGAACAGGCCATCATCAACGAAGCACACGAGCGTGGCATGGTAGTGCCCAATCGCAAAGAAAGATACAGCGACGAAGACACACAGGCCGCAGGTGCCTATGTGGCCTATCCCAAAAAAGGCATACACGAATATGTGGGCTCCATAGACATCAACAGTCTATATCCCAGCGCGATCCGAGCACTCAACATGGGTCCCGAAACCATCGTTGGGCAGTTGAGACCCATCATGACCGATCGTTATATTGCAGACAAGATCCGAAGCGGTAGCAGTTTTGCTGCTGCCTGGGAAGGACTGTTTGCCACATTGGAATATACCGCAGTCATGGAGATGCAGACTGGTACCGAAGTCACAGTGGACTGGGAGGACGGCGATGAAACTGTGCATAGTGCAGCCGAAGTCTGGCGGATCATATTCGACAGCAACCGGCCCTGGATGCTGACAGCCAATGGCACCATATTCACCTACGAACGCGAAGCCGTGATACCTGGCTTGCTCAAACGCTGGTATGCCGAGCGTAAAGACATGCAGAAAAAACTCAAAGAATGCGCCAATCAAGATGACGAAGAATACTGGGACAAACGACAACTGGTCAAAAAGATCAATCTCAACAGCCTGTACGGTGCTATTCTCAATCCTGGTTGTAGGTTTTTTGACAAGCGTATCGGTCAAAGTACTACTCTCACAGGGCGCAGCATTGCCAAACATATGGACGCCTATGTGAACGAATGTATCACAGGCCGATACGATCATGTGGGCGACGCCATCATCTACGGTGACACAGACTCGTGCTATTTTACAGCCTATCCGTTTCTCCGAGAAGATATCGAACAGGGTCGTATGACCTGGACCCGAGACCTGGCAGTACAGTTATACGATTCCATAGCCGAACAGGTCAACGACAGTTTTCCTGGTTTTATGGAAACTGCGTTCCATGTGCCCAGAGAGATGGGCACAGTGATACGTGGTGGTAGAGAAATCGTGGCATCAAAAGGTCTGTTCATCACCAAAAAACGCTATGCGGTCATGTACTACGACAAAGAAGGCCGGCGTGTGGACACCCACGGCAGTCCAGGCAAGGTCAAGGCCATGGGACTGGATCTCAAAAGATCCGACACACCTCGAGTGATCCAGGATTTCCTGAGCGAGATCCTGAACGATGTGCTGGTAGGTGCCACCCGCGAACAGATCGTGGAAAAGATCCGCGAGTTCAAATATGTGTTCCGCGATCGACCCGGATGGGAAAAAGGCAGTCCCAAGCGAGTCAACAACTTGACCAAGTACAGCAAAGAAGAAGAACGTCTGGGTCGGGCCAACATGCCTGGTCATGTGCGTGCGGCCTTGAACTGGAATGCCTTGAGAAAGATGAACGGCGACCGATACAGCCTGCAGATCGTGGATGGCATGAAAACCATCGTGTGCAAGCTCAAGGACAATCCGTTGGGTTGGACATCTATCGGCTATCCAACCGACGAATTGCACTTGCCCGAGTGGTTCCGAGAACTGCCATTCAATGATTCGGAGATGGAAGCCACCGTGGTCGATCAAAAGATCGACAACCTGTTGAGTGTGTTGGACTGGGATCTGGCCAGTGCTACCAATACCGACAATACCTTTGAGACCTTGTTTTCATGGAACTAGATTTTGTACAACTGGTGGCTTACCACAATCTGCTAGAGCATCAATCGTGCATGAACATGCGAAAAACATTATCACCGGGTCTGGACCATATCTTGCATACCGTAGAAAGACATGCTGACTTTGCCAGTTTGGCACTGATTGAAAAACAACAGCAGATACAGACTGCTTTTGATCAGTTTGAACAAGAGCTGGATCGTATCAAGTGGCAGGTACGGGACAAGATTGCCCAGCAAGAAACAGTCTGGTACCAGCGTAGCTATCAACAGTATGAAGGTACCTTGCAGGATCGACTTTCACAACGTCCAGAATTTGTGCAGGAATATCGCAATCAACGCAGGTCAATCAGCGCAGAAATGGATCATGTGTTGCAGTCTCGTGTGATGCGATACGGTGATTGGCGTCATGCTGGCATGATCATACATCCGGGATCCGAACAATTCCTGGATCACCTGGTCGGGCTAGATCCTCTGTATCTTGTAGACGAAAGCCTGTATCTGTTGGAACCGGTGTTGGCACAACACACCGAAGTCTATCAACGCCGACTGCGTACCTATACCATTGAAGAAAATCTTGACCGATCAATCTTGAGCCAAATACCCAATGATCAATTTGCTTTCTGCTTGGTCTACAACTACTTCGAATTCCGACCGGTAGACATGATACGTCGGTATTTGGACGAGATCTGGCACAAGCTCAAACCCGGCGGAGTCTTGGCCATGACCTTCAACGATTGCGATCGAGTCAGTGCAGTACAGCTGGTAGATCGTAACTTTGCCTGTTACACTCCGGGTCGGGTCATACGAGATCTAGCACAGTTGCAGGGCTACGAGATTGAGTTTGAATGGTCAGATGAAGGACCCACGACCTGGTTGGAACTGAAACGACCGGGGACCTTGACCAGCTTGCGTGGTGGCCAGACTTTGGCCAAAATAGTTCCGTATTCAGTTGAAAATTCTAAATAAACCCTGTACAATACATATTCAAGGAGAACGACAATGAGAGATCACTTATTAGATTTGGTAGGACACACACATGACCTGGGTTGCATTGACCTGGTGCGTATCGCCGGCACAGCCGACAAGACCACGATCGAGGCCTTGGCCGAAGATCGCAGCGTGGTGTTGCAAGGTGAATATGCCACACCCGTGGCTGACTTCATGGGCACGTTTGGCATGCCCAATCTTGGCAAGCTCAAGATCATGCTGAACCTGCAAGAGTACAAAGAAAATGCTGTATTGACGCTGGGTAAAAATTCTGCAGGTGAGCCCGAGCATATCAGTTTCAAAAATGCCGCAGGTGATTTCAAGAACAACTACAGATTCATGGCAGCCGCACATGTGAATGCCAAGCTCAAGACCATTGAATTCAAAGGTGTGCCCTGGGTGATCGAGTTTACACCCACGGTGGTGGCCATACAGAGATTCAAGATGCAGGCGCAGGCCATGGCCGAGGAATTGAACTTTGATGTCAAGACCGAAGGCGGCGATTTAAAATTCTACTTTGGTGATCATTCGACCCATGCTGGCAATTTTGTGTTTGAATCCGGTGTGACTGGTGTTCTCAAAAGAACATGGTCATGGCCAATCAAGACCGTGATTTCAATTCTGGATTTGGCCGGAGACAAGACTTTCCGTATCAGTGACAGTGGTGCAGCCATGATAACTGTGGATTCAGGACTGGCTGTTTACAACTACATTTTGTTGGCACAAACCAAGTGATACAGGACGACCTAACTGCCAAGCAACACGACTACGCAGTATTCTTGCCGGCCATCTCGGGATTCTATGCCACGTTTGTGGGCAAGCAAAGAGATCCGGTAAACGGTCCTTATGTGGATCCAGCTCGTATGCCTGTGGGCATACCGGACATGGAACAGATGAACTGGTTGAACGACCAGAAAGCCCTGTTCCCCTACAAGTGGTCGTTATACTCGGGTGGTCATGCCAACTTGGATTTGAACAAGCAGGACTGGAGCGAAGACATGGTTCGCAATCGAGATCCCAATACCTTGTTGTTGGGAGACTCGGGCGGATTCCAGATTGCCAAAGGCTTGTGGGAAGGTGACTGGCGTGCCGGTTCTGGTTGTAAAAAAGCCGAAGCCAAGCGACGAGCGGTGTTGACCTGGCTGGACAGCGTCAGCAACTACTGTATGACCTTGGATATTCCGACCTGGGTCATACACGACAAGAAAGCATCAGACGCTTGCCAGATACGCAACTTGCAAGAAGCCATTGACGCTACCAAGTTCAACAACGAATATTTCATGCGGCATCGCCGAGGCAAGGCCAATGGTGGTACCAAGATTTTGAATGTGTTGCAGGGCGACAATCATCCCAATGCCGACGACTGGTACGAGATCATGAAAGAATACTGTGATCCCATCAAATATCCCGACACACACTTTGATGGCTGGGCCATGGGCGGACAGAACATGTGTGATGTACATCTGATCCTGCGCAGATTGGTGGCCTTGAGACATGATGGCCTGTTACAGGAAGGTGTACATGATTGGATGCACTTCTTGGGCACTAGCAAACTGGAATGGGCAGTGTTGTTGACCGACATACAACGAGCAGTAAGAAAATATGTGAATCCGGCATTTACCATCAGTTTTGATTGCGCCAGCCCGTTCTTGGCCACGGCCAATGGACAGGTATATCATCATATCGATCTGCCGCACGAAGGCAAATGGTGTTACAGAATGAGTCCAATCGTGGATGACAAAAAATACAGCAACGACACCAGGCCGTTTGGTCCTGCTGTGGTAGCTGATGGCCTGATCAAGCACTTTGACGAAAGCCCGATCAGTCAGCAGTTGACCATGAAAGACGTGTGTATCTATGCACCGGGTGATCTCAACAAGATTGGCAAGGAAGGCAAGACGTCGTGGGACAGTTTCAGTTATGCGTTGTTGATGGGTCACAATGTGTGGATGCACATCGAAGCAGTACAACGTGCCAATCGCGAATACGATGCCGGAAATTATCCCTACATGATGCGGAACGAAAATGGCGGAAACGAAATGTTCCGCGATATCGTGGAAGCCATATTTGCCACACCAGACCGAGCCGAAGCCGAGGCCATAATCGAGTACTACGATCGTTACTGGATGGACATAATCGGTACCAGAGGATTCAAAGGCAAGAAGGCCAAGAGTGGACGTCCGTTGTTCAATCAACTGTTTACAGTGACCGACTCTGAGTCGGTTGACACCGCAACAGATGACAGTGTACAATTAGATACAGCACTATTGGATCAACTGGAACAGGAACCAATCACATGAGCGATTACACAAATAGACTACGACATCTAGAAGAAGCACATCACACTTTGGACAAACGCATCGACGGCATGGAACGTACCGGCATTTTTGGTGATTTCAATCTAGAAGACATGAAAAAACAACGCCTGCTGTTGCGAGACCAGATTGTTGCCCTTAAACAACAACACCAGATCGACGACAAAAAACATGGATAGACCTGGACACAACAACATAAGTTTTTTTGTCGGAACCGAAGTAGAACACACACCGGCCCATGGACACAAGACCTTGTTTGTGGTGGGCACGCAAGACCCAGATGTCATATCAAAACGGTGTCGAGAAAACTGGTGTGAACACATCTACTTTGGAGCCAATCAAAGTTTTCCAAATCCTGCTGTCGGTGACACCACAGCTTGGCAGGCCTGGGAAAGCATGATTGTGCCGTGTTTGCAAGCAGGATACTTGTGTACCCTGGATATAGATGTGAGTGCAGTGGCAGGCCTGACCCAAGGGTGTTTGGTCGAATACCATAACTTCATACCCATGATCTCGGTCAAGATACCGCATATACAACAGTTGGGCTACCATGCCACAATCAAGATTGACGACACCGACTTTGCCAAAAGCAACCCCGGAGTTTGGTGTCATAGTTTGCATGATTTAAGGACTAGAAAACAATTTACTCCGTGGGCGGCTTATACCAAAGACAAGGTGATCACATGAAATCAGAACAACCAGCTACCGGCATATTGAAAAATCGAGACTGGGGCGATGCCGTGACCTACAAAGTGGTCTGCGAATGCGGGCAACCCGATCATGAACATGATGTCTGGATCGAAGCCTCTGAGACCGGAGTGGAAGTGCATGTGTATTTGACTGTCAAGACCAATTTCTGGAGTCGCACACGTTGGTCGCACATGTGGCAGTTGCTCACACAAGGCCATGTCCGCGCTGAAACCACGATTGGTATGAATCAACAGCAGGCCCAGAACTATGCCTCTGCCTTGCATCATGCAGTAGAAGATGTGACACGATTAAGGCAAGCACCATGATCAAACGATTATTGCGACGCCTGATCAACTGGGCCCAAGACCTGGATCACTGCAATGCCTTGTCCGTATCATCCTGTAGACCCGACATCGAAATGCCCAGTCCGGTCAGATTCAAAATACAACAGGCCACAGGTGGAACTATCGTTGAAATTGCCCATTATGATAGCAAACGAGACGAAAGTCGTGTAAACTTACATATTATACCCGATTCAGAATCTGACATGCCTCAAGCGATCGCTCAAATTATAACCATTGAATTATTGAAAGCCTAACATGATATCAAGTCAAAGAGAAACTGCGGAACGCATCAGCCGAGCAGCTACCAGAAAAATCTGGGTACGTTTCCAAAAAGAAGGCATACACCGTTATCCGGCTGCCGCGACTGATCCACTATTGGCCACCGGAGACGAGTATGATGTTTCGTTCCTGGCCAGCCCACATCGTCATATCTTCCATTTTAGAGTGTGGATTGATGTGTTCCATAACGATCGAGACATCGAGTTTATACAGTTCAAACGCTGGCTCGAGAACCTTTACAGTGGAACCGGTCCCTATAATGAAGGTCGAGTTTTAGAATTAAATTACAAATCTTGTGAGATGATGGCCGATGACTTATATATACAGATAGCAGATCGCTATCCGTATCGTGCTGTATGGATCGAAGTGGCCGAAGATGGCGAGAATGGTTGCTTGATCCAGTATGAACTTGCTCGCCCTAGCCTATCAATCGACATTTAACAAGGAACCTAGATGGGACGCCCACAATACCAGACCAATGCACGGGCCATGGCCGCTTGGAACGACCTGGATCGATTTAGAAATTTCTGCGTGGAATATGGTTATAGATTCCGTGAAGAAGACCTTTACAACTTTAAAACCTATGCCTGGCAACAGTACAACAAATGGGCGCAAGGCAAGAATGCCAAAAACATGTGGGAAGAAGATACCCGCAGATTCTCAGGATACCGATACAGTAGATGATCAATATATTTTTCGTTCCAGGAATGTTTGGATCAACCATCGAATACGTATTAAGATCTTTTACCAAAGAATACACACCCGTCACATGCAGTATCGATGATGATGGATCCATGCACTCGTTCAAGAAACAATTTCATCCACTCTCATTAGATGACCTGGGCAACTCTGTTTACTCGGACATTACCACTCCAATATATCCATTCAAAAAAGGTCACCTTCCTGAAATTATTGAGTTATTTCAAAAACAGGTTATGGACAAAAAATCTGTATTGATATATGCTGATTCATTACAATCAGCCGAACTCAACATGCTGTTTCAGTATTATAAAATTGCAAATGGATCAAGATTAAAACTCGGTCTGGATATATTCTGCGGGGACAATGCCCAAAACATTATAAATTGGAATAAAAAATACCGACACTGGAGCGATATGCAATATTGGGAGCTTCGTGAATGGATCAGTCTGTTTTACCCACAGTGGGTACAGGAATGGATAATGTCTCAACATCAGGTACCCAACGGATTTTTAAAGATATCAAATACAGATCTATTATATAATACCAAGGACCGCTTGATTGATATTGTAAATTTTACCAAACTAACCATTAGCAAACAGCTTGATGATTTTGTGACCAAATGGCAACAGAAGCAACAATATATTGTGTCGGAATTTGATACGTTAGATCAGATCATGTCCAACACGTTGTCTCAAAAAGATTTTTCCTGGTGCCCGTTGTGTATCATTGGCGAAGCTATCATACAACAACGCTTACGGGCTGAAAAATTCGAGATCAGGTGCGATGGGCTCAACACCTTTCCAACAGACGCCAAAACACTTTACTCTCTGCTAGAAAAATGTTAAACTGATAAAACTATAGGAAATACATATGAGAAAACTATTTTATTGCGGACTTGAATCGTATGAATCAAGATACACTTTACAACTGACTGAATGGAATCGACGTGTGTTTGATCGCCGCGGCCTAGACGTGATCTATGTTCCAGGTCAAACTATTGACAATACTGGTGCCATCAGCGTGGGGCAGGTGTTGGACGCACATGGTCGCAGTTATTTTAGCATGAGTCAGATGATGAATCTGGTGCAGATGATGCGAAATGGGGAAGTCACTGGCGATGATGTGGTCTACTTTGAAGACATGTTCCAGCCTGGAATCGAAAGTCTGCCCTACATCATGAATCAAATTGATCCCAGCATGCGACCAAAAGTGTTTGTGCGTTGTTTGGCACAGAGCATAGATCCCGATGATTTTGTGCATGTGTGGGGCATGGCCGGTTGGATGGGACAATATGAACACATGGTGAACAGTTTTGTCACTGGCGTGCTGGCCAGCAACGAAGAGATGGTAGCCCACATGCGGATCGCTGGCTGGACTGCTCCGATCTACAACATAAGTGGACTGGCATTTGGCAAAAGCGAAGTGCTTGAGCGCATAGGTGGCTCGCAAAATATCCGACCATTTGATCAACGTACTCGCAGGGTGTCTTTTGCGGCACGCTGGGATCAAGAAAAACAGCCCGGCTTCTTCATGGATCTGGCCCAGCAACGTCAGGGGCAAGGCATTGAATTTGCTGTCATGCAAGGTGGGCCGTTGCGCAGCAACAATCCTGACTACGTGACCCGTGCTCGTGAACTGGAAGCCAATGGTTGCCTGACCATATATGAGAATCTAAAGAAAAATGATTACTATGCTTTGCTTAATGATACCCGTGTGCTATTTAACTGTGCTTTACAGGACTGGGTCAGCAACACCGTGTCAGAAGCAGACACGCTTGGATCGAATGTGTTATATCCTGCTTATCGTAGTTTCCCTGAAACTTTTGCAAATGACGCTGACCGGTTGTATGTTCCTTGGAGCCTGGCAGATGCCAGTGCCAAACTGGATAGACTGTTGCAACAACCGCACCCGAATCAAGGCTTGATCAGTGACTGGACTGATGGCACTGTGGATCGTGTGGTGGACATCCTGAGCAACAACGGTCTAGAATGGTTCAGAAGCGGACCTGCATATCGTTCATATGCCAATGAGGCCAAGTATAAATTGAACAAGGCACAGCCATGAAAATAGCAGTTACCGGGGCCGCCGGCTATATTGGTGGCCAGACCTTGCTGGATTTGATTGATGCCGGGCATGAAGTGCTGGCTATCGACCATCGTTTACCGCCTAGCCATCTGTTGCCGACACCCAGGACCTGGTGGCATACCGGTGATTATGCGACTGAATTGGCCTTTACTGCACTGCATCAGTTTGCACCTGAGGCCATCATACACTGTGCCGGTACCAGCTTGGTTGGGCCCAGCATGACCGACCCAGCTGTATACTACGAAAACAATTTTGTGAAAACCAAACGGCTCCTGGATTTCTTGATCGTGAATGGCATGACTCCAAGAATCATATTCAGTTCGAGTGCATCAGTATATGGCAATCCGGTCATGACTCCATGCCAGGAATGCGATCCTGCGGAACCAATCAGTCCGTACGGACAAAGCAAGCTCATGACCGAATGGCTGTTGCAAAGCTATAACACAGCATACGGTGTGGACTATGTGGCGTTCCGTTACTTCAATGCGTGTGGAGCAGACAGTCAAGCCAGGCATGGACAGGAACCAGGTGCCACACATATCATAGCTCGAGTGTTGGAGGCCATGCGTGATCAAAACAATTTTGTGCTGAATGGCACGGATTTTGAAACAGCAGATGGAACCTGTGTGCGAGATTATGTGCATGTGCATGATTTGGTCCATGCGCATATCTTGGCTGTAGATTCCAAAGTGCCCGTTGGCATTTACAATCTGGGTACCAGTACTGGCCATAGCAATTTGGAAATCATACAAGGTGCCATTGCTGTGACCAAAAAAGATTTTGTTTACCAGTCTGGCCATAAGAGACCCGGTGATCCGGCCATGCTCACAGCCGATGCTGGCCAGTTCCAAAAGGTCAGCGGCTGGCAACCCAGACATGATCTAGACGCGATTTTATCACATGCCTGGGCCTGGTACACCCGATGAGTTTTCAAGCCTTGTTTGATTTTGAAACAGCCCTAGCTGATTATACCGGCGCACCTTATGTGGTTGCGACCACAGGTTGTACCCAGGCCTTGGAACTGTGTTTGAGATACGAACATGTGACTGCCTGTGAGCTCACGGCCTTTACCTATATCAGCATACCGCAACTGTTGCGACAGCTGGGCATCAGTTATAGATTCCGTACCGAATATTGGATCGGTGAATATCAGTTGCGTGGTACCAGAATCTGGGACAGCGCCAGACTGTTACGACCTGGCATGTACAGGCCCGGACAGTTGCAATGTGTCAGTTTCGGTCATGCAAAGCCTTTACAGATAGGCCGTGTGGGTGCTATACTGTTAGATCGCAAGGCAGAATATGAAATGTTTAGTTGCATGAGATCGGATGGTAGAGACCTGCGCATTGAACCCTGGCAACGTCAGGAGACTTTTGCAGAAGGATATCACTACTGTCCAACCCTGGAAGATTGTGAGCGAGGCCTACAGTTGTTGCCCACAGTGGATCCCGAACCCAAACAGCACTCATATCCAGACCTAAGACGTATTGAATTTAAATGAACAGGAACAAACAATGAGCTACGATAAAGTATATAAAGATTTCGAAGCAGGCGAGGGCCTAGATAGCAACGAGGATCACGAAACTGCCAATCTGGCAGATGCTATCCGTTTCAATATGAAGCGTAATAAGAAACGCTTTTGGGCCGGAGACAATATTAGTGAATATGTAGTTGGGCATAGAGATGAACTAATTGCTAATGCAACTAAAGCATTTGAACGAGTATTAGACGCACTCTTGATTGATCGAGAAACAGATCC